GATGTTGGCCACAAATCGCAACTTCGGAGTGCCCGAGTGGATGATCGTAGCCTCGTTACCGACGACCTTGACTTGGAATTCTTCGCCTGTCTCGAAGTCAACCTCGTAGGTTTTGTGGTGTTTATCAAGGACTATGGTGGCCTTTCCGTTATACGTGTAACGGACGAAGCCATTGGCAGCCAAAGCAGTTTCCATAGCAGGTCTCCATGAACATGCGTAGAAATTACTTTAGGCGTAGGGGAAATGAAAAAGGCGACCCGAAGGCCGCCTCTTTTGTGGTTAGAACGCGCGTTCGCGCCTCTCGACTTTGGACGCTGCATACTTACCAGCCAGATCGTCGATCAAGGCAGCACCGTGAAGGCTGATGCCGTTAGCTGGGCAGCATTTTATCCATTTGCTTGGATCGACTGGGTAATCGCAGTGCTCGTCGTCAATGACCAGATAGTCTGTTGGATTCCCATGAGCCTCCAACCACGCACCGATCTCCAAGCTGCGATTGGCGAGCGTTGGACCCGTTCTCCAATCTGGATGCAGCGAGAAGGTGACGCCTCTGTGGCCGAAGTGCTCATGGGCAGCTTCTGGTGTCTTTAGCCCGATTCGCACCGTGGCACTGATAACGACCCGAACATCTGGTCGTCGGAACAGCCCGTTGAGCAGCTTTGCACACAACAGGTCATAGCTCATACCTGCCAAATAACCGCGTGTTGTTTCCAGCACGCCGTCCTTATCGAGAAATACGATCATCGTCCGAGCACCTGTGCTGTCTCACGAAGGCAATGCTTTGGACTGCCTTCCGAGGCGTGTGAGTAGTACGCAACCGAGTTCCGTTCAGCCAAGAAGCTGACCTTCATTCGGTAATCAGGAATTGCTATCTCGCCGTCCCTGAGCCAAGGTGCTCGGACCCGCCTGATCTGAGCATTTGGCCACGCCTCAAACTGAAAGGTGTAGACTCCATCGTCAAGCTTTGGAGTGACGAACCGCACCACGATAACCATGGCAGGGTTCGACTCCGACGTATCAATCACCACGACGGGTTGCTGCGCGAGCTTCCCGTCGATGGAGACGTCCTTGAACAGGGCAGATGCCATGGCTCGATACGCGATCTTCTGGTAGTCCTTGAGGGACGACGCGAGGACTGTCGCTTGAACGATAGGCGCGAGTTGTGATAAGTGGTACACTGGCTAATACTCCGTGCCGTCTTCGATTACACGAAGATCAGGATGGCGCGACCAGCAGCAGCTTCCAGCAGGGTGATCGTCACAGTGTTGGCTGCAACTTCCACTTCGTCCGCTTCAAATGCTTTGCCGTCTGCACCGTACAGGTTCAATACGACGTTTACATTATTGCGGTTGTGGGTGATAACCCATTGGACAGCTTCTTCTTCCTGCACATATGGAAGCGCGTCAACGGCGCTCCCACCGCCAGTCTGCGCAACGCCCTGGAGCTGACCGTCTTTCATGCCGAGCACTTGGCCCTCGGAGAGCTTTACGCCTGCGAGAGCACGCGCACCCTGACCACGACGCACGATGATGGATTCTTCATCAACATCGGACGCGAGGAAGGGGCGCTTCGGCAGTTCAAGCTGGATGAAATCCTCGAATGCGTTCGCCATTACAGGGTCTCCTCAAAGGTGAGTTTCAGAGTACCCGAGGTGTTGGCACCAGCGTAGGCAGCATCCGAGATGAACAGGTACGCACCGTTTGGATCGTACAGGCCGTTCTCGTTGACGATGGTGAACGATGCAGCCACGTCAGTAGTGTCGCCACGACGTGCCAGATCGGTCGAACCGCCTGCGTAACGCGCACGGGTCTTGGTGATATCGCTGACTGCTGCGCCGATAGCTGCGAAGCGAGCGAAGGCTGGGAACGTGATGGTACGTTCGATCAGGCCGCCAATGGTGAACGAGCCGGTGACGTCGCTCTGCAGGTTCGACAGGTTGGTAACCTTGCCGGTAACTGCTGCGGCACCACGCGCATCGCTGTCCGCAACCTTGAAGGTGCGAGTCCAGTTGTTGCCAGCTTGCGTCCACGAGCCCACCCAGGCACCCACTGCGAGAGTGAGGTTGGGAGCAGCGTTGAGGGTCTGGGTCGGAGCGACCACCAGGGTGTAGGTCTCACCGTCTGCATCGGTGCGCAGCTTGGTAGGGTTACCTTGCACACTGATCGCTGCGGTTGCTTCGCTGTTGGCGATCTTGATGCTGCCAGTGCGCGTCGAGACTGCACCGTTCGACGACTTGGTAGCCGTGATGGTGTAGTTGTTGGCGACGTTGTAGGTACCCGAGGTGAGGGTAATGTCCTTGCTGACAGTGTACGAGTCCGGGTCTTGGATCGCAACGGTCTGGCCAGCAGCCGAGAAGGCGTAGTTGACCACATCAGCATCGGTAATGGTGCTGGATGCTTGAGCCACATCGCCGTTACGCAGCGCGCTCTGCCCATTCGGGTAGTTGACGCTGATCGCACCGATGGTAGGCTTGGTCTGGTTGAGGACGATGGTGTTGAGCGAGGCAGTTTCTGCACCCTCGGTACCCAGCGCGTTCTTGGCGATGACAGTGACGGCTTGAGCGCCAGTGCCGGAGCCGACGGTGAACGTACCGGTGAAGGTCTTGAAGCCCGCACCAGCGCTATCGCTTGCACCGAAGCCAGTGACAGTGCCAGACTGCGCAGCGCCAGCGACTTTGACAGCGATGGATACCGCGTCGTTTGCCACGATACCAGTGACTGCAACCACGTCGCCTTGTTTGGCTTCGGTCTGGGTACCTGGCAGTGCACCGATGGTGGCTTGCGAAATCGCAGGGCCTTCGGTCGCAACGGTGAGGTTCACGGTCGAGGTGTAGCCAGTGCTCGACTGGACGGTGATGGTGCCGCTTTCTTCCACGGAAATGTCGGCGTAGCCTGCAAACAGGTTGTCTGAGCTTGGCGTCCAGTTGCCAGCAGCGGTACCGTTGACAGTGACTTCAGGCACTTCAAACAGACCACCTTGTGCGAGGACATGCACGCGCACGTTCTCGGTGTCCGTCACAGCAGACTGGAGGACCTTGTTTGCAGGCACGGTAGGCGCGTATACCTTCGATGCCACGATACCGGTACTGGTCGTGATATCGGAGACAAAGGCTTTCAGTGGCTGAACGCGAGCGTCGAGGTCTTGTAGACGTACAGCATGTTTGGGATCGGATGGGGCTTGGGTAAGCTCCAAGTCACCGATTACCCGGGGGTTGTGAATTTCGCCCACGTGGGTTACTCCTATGCGTAGTGATGGTACTACGGACAGTAAATTAACGTGGAGAAACGAAAAGACCCGGCCGAAGCCAGGTCTTTGTTGGGTTACGCCTTCATGACCACCTTGATCAGGACGCCGTTCTGGGTGATTTCCCGTGGCACCTTCTCGGTGATGTTGTGAGCTTCCAACTCCAGGTCGGAGTCTTTGTTGTAGATGGCTTCCCGTGCTGCATCGCCTACGGCGCGCTCCAGATCGTGCTTGAGTTGCAGCCGCTCACGGGCGATTTCGTCGAGACGTACCTGACGGCGCTGGAAGTAGTCAGGCAGCAACTGCGGACCGTCCAGATGCTTCAAGATTTGCGTCAGCTCGGACTGGGTCACTTGAATGCAAGCAATCGAGTCCTTTTGGTTCTGGCACCCTTGCAGGAGTTGACGAAACTCTTTGGTAATGTCCTTGTAGACGATGCGCATATTTACCTCAGGTAAGTAGAAGGCGATTCTGACAGGAAGCGCGAGCGTGGCTTGGTCAGCAACGGACGCGACTGCACGGGCAGACTGTCACGGCGGAAGAACACGGTACCCAGTGGATCGCTCGCCTTGACGCCCCAGATCAGATCACCAGAGAGAAAGCTGCGCGAGGAATGTTCGCTACGCATTGTCATCACCACCTGCTGCGAGCAGCTTGTCAGTTTCCTTGAGGCGCTTGGAGCTGCGCTTGCGGCGCTTCTCTTGGCGGCGCTTCTCCGCTTCGGAGTTCAGACCCGTGCGAGTCTTGATCCCAACCGAGGCGTCCAATTCGTCGAGGTTCAGGTGTGTCATTCGGGATACCCGTGTATTTGCGCTGTGCTCTGTCGTAACCAATGTTGTGGAAGAATTCCCACAGGTCTTGGTGCTCGAAGCAGGGCAGGTTGGAGTGGAAGGTTTGCAGATCAATCGCATACGCGCTGGCAAGCCGTGTGGTGTTGCGAGTCACGGTTGCACGCCAATCCAACTCGAACTTGGTGTCGAAGAGGGAGAAGAAGCGCGTTGCCTCGTTCTGCTGAAAATCCGTGAGGGCAATCACTTGCTCCATATAACGTTCCAGGTTATTTGGTAGCTTGAACTGGTGCAAGGAGTGCAGCTCTCCGTTGTGGTACAACACGGCTACACATCCATTCATACGCCACCAAATGTTTGCGTTGTGTGGTCGAAGCCGATCTTCTCGAAGACCTGGAAGATGTTGTCACAGTGGAATTGCGGAACGTCTGGGAACGCCTCTTCCAGGCTGATCGGAGTTTCCACGTCAAGCCCTTGCGACGCCGCAGTTGCTTGCAGCTGGGTCAGGTAGATTTCCAGATCACGGATGTAGGCGTAGCGCGGCAACACTGCACGCTTGATACGCTGGCAGCGAATCCATTCCTCGACGTCCTGAATATATGCGAAGTAGGCGACGCGCTCCTCACGGCGAGCAGCGTCTTCCTCCGCTGGAAGGTCGAACAGGTAGAACGAATTCATTTCACCATTGAGGAACAACGTCACGAGTTTCATTGGCTTACATCCTGAGTTGAGGGCCGTACTTCTCACCACGCATCGCAGTGCGTTTGCCTAAGAAGGAGAAGCGGCGTATGTTGTCGCTCTTGCTACGTTCCAACCATGCGTGGATCGCAAGGCGAACGTCGGTAAACATTTCGGAGCCGTGCACGCCCGTCATATCGAAGAACGCTAAGTTGTAGCGCATTTCATCGTCGTGCAACACCACGCGCAAAAAGCCTTCTGGTGTGTTGTGGTCCATGCCGACTTCAAGTAGGCACTTCAACACCTTGACGATATCGGGATCGTTTGCCGTCCATGGGACTTTAGCCATGAACGTGCCGGTGTCTGACAGCAGCGTTTGGCGTGATGGGTGCAGCGGCCTGTGGTACACCTTAGCCTTGTAGTCGTAACCGAGCGCGTAGTACACGTCCCAGATGGTCTTGTGGTGCGTGACCTCTGGCTTTTCAAGCATGAACTGGATGTGGTCAGGCTGCAACCAAGCGCAGGCGTATTCAGCTTTACACTTGGGCTCGCGGTTGCACAGCAGGTTCTTGCGCTCGCGCTGGCGGAATGCTGACCAGCTGCGGTGGGCTTCATTCCACTGCTTGCGGGTTTCGTAGTGCTTTGGGTCTAACTCGAAGGAGTGGTAAGCCATCACCTCCCCTTTTGCATTCTGGAGTTCAGCAATCCAGATATGAGGTCCTTGTTCCATCAATCGCTCCTTACGTACTTCTTGGCCTTGTAGTCGTACCCGATCGCCTTGTAGAAATCCCAAAGCGAGGTGTGGGTGAACTCTGGAAGCGTGTCGGTCAGCGCAGGCTCTGGTGCATAGGCACGTCGCTCAAAGCGTCGGTCCATTTCCCAGTCCGAGTCGCACTTGATATTCGTGTGGAAGCGATGCTGCTTCTTACGGTCACAGAATATCTTGGCTTCACGATCATTGAACCAGTTCATCGACGATACCGCACGGGTGCGACTATGCTCGACAGTTGGTTCCATCGTGAAGTGATGCACCTCGATAGGTTCACCGTCCTTCCAGAGGATCGCGTGATACCGTCTGTTCAAATCCATACGTCACCCGTTCGTTTCGGAGCGTGCGCACTCGATACGGTGGATTTGGCCAATCTTCTCGAAGCGGTTCTTGCCGACAACGAGAACGTCCTGACCGTTGATGACCGTCTTACGGTTACCTTCGACAAGCATCGTCTGGTCACCAGTGACGTGGATGTGGCGGTTGCCCGCTTGTGCGTCACCCAGCAGACCCAGGAAAGGAATCTCCTTTGCAGGCTTCGGCGACAGTCGGCTCAGCACGGTGTCTGGTGCGTTGAGCAGATAGCTTGGGATCAGACCCTTGGTGTCAGAGACGACCAGCTGCTGGTTGCCGACGATGTACTGGTTCACGTCACCGAGGATCGTGATATCCATGTCACCTGGGTTGTTGAAGAAGATTTCGTTGGTAGTCGTGTCGAGGATGCAGTACGTACCATTGGAGAACTTGAACACTGCCCGGTTCGGATAGTTCTTGTCCTTCTCAGGCAACGCCACTTGGTCATCGACAGTGTACGGACCCCAAACGCAACGGTGCGGGTCAGCAGTTGGGAAGCGCAGGCCTACCTTGTGCTTGTTCTTTGCAACCATGAACGAGCCAGCACGGTCGAGGGCGTCGCCACCTGGGTTGTACGCACCGTCGGCGTGATGATACATCGGCACAGCCCAAGGCAGGTGATCGTCAGGGATGCCGTCGAAGATACCGTCGATGCGCGCTTGCAGACGCCCGAGCTTGCGTGGGTCGTTGTTGTTGACGACGTGGGCCTCATACGTCATTTTCGGATCGAGGCCCTGCTTGGTCATGTACTGCGTGATGTTTAACGGTCCGCCAGACATTAGCCTACCACCATATCGACTGTGGCTTCCAGGTCTTGGAGGTCGCTACGCAGCACGTAGTTTTCCAGATTCTTCAGGACAGCCTTGTAAAGGTTTGGGTCCGCCTTGGCAACTTCCACCAACGACGAAACTGAAAGGGAGAACTGGCCTTGCTGCATCAGGTTGGCAACGTGGCGCGTCTTCTCCATCGTGACTGTTGCGATTTCAGCGCTCATATCGCTTCCAACTCCATTGCGTCGCAGGTGATCAGGGCTTTATGGCGGTGACGGACGATGTTGGCAATTTCCACATCAAAGCCCATGTCACGGCCAAGCGTCATCAGGATTCGCTCGAAGGCGCAGCGGACAGTTGGATGGGCGAGACTGTCTGGGGTGTACTTCCCAAACTCACCGGTTCTAACTTTGCTGCGGTAGAACTTGTCCAGCCTGATATCACCTGTGTAGATGATGATTTGGTTGCGGGAACTTGGCAGCTGCATGTAGCAAGACAGCGGTTCCCCGTTTGCTGGTGTAACATGGACGTTCCTCAGGCCGGGTAGGCTCAGATCGAAGTCGCTGTAGTCCTCTGTCACCGTGCTCATGTACAGACGCTCGGCATGCTTGAGAATCTTCCGCTTGTTGTGCTTGGCACGAACGGCAAGAAACATGACTGCGAGGTTGTCAGGGAGACAGATGAAGGTGACGTTTCGTTTGTTGAGGTAGTCGAAGATTACCTTGCGACGCTCCTCAGGATCGAAGTAGACAGAACTGTAGGTGTCCTTGTCCACGAAAATTGGCAACACCAGAACATCGGCGTCTTGGAATATGTCGGCCGGCGCTATCGGCTCACAAAGGATTTTGACCTGCATGTTCGATTCTCCCACCGGTGTTCACACGGAGAAAATTACTTGTGCAGGCCAAGTAACATCAAGGTGCGAAGTCGGCTACAACGTGCCAGATGCAGCGACCACGTAGGTCTACGGGTGCTGTGATGAAGTTCCAGTAGAACTGGTCAGCGGTTGCAGGCAGTTGGCACTCTTCGTCGGTCATGCCGGCGTAGGTGATCTTCGCAATCTCGCTGCTCATGTACTGGATGTACAGCTTTTTCTGCGGCGGCGTCAGAAGCTGCTCGCAACGGGCCACCAAGTTCATATCGTACCGGGTGGGTTGGGCTGAGGGAGTCAGGTCTTTGATAACGTGAGTCAACAACCACGCTACCTTCTCTTCGTCCATGTACTCATGCCATTGAGGAATGTGCATTACGGAATCTCCACGCCGCTGAATGTGGCTAATGCCAGTTTATATTCACCCCAGGTAGTAAGGTTCTGCTTGAAGCGCATGGTGGCAGTGCCAACATTCGCATACATTTGCAGGACCCCGTACTCCCGAGATACCTGTTCGAGACTGGTACGGTAACGACCGTCTGGATGCTGATGGACGACGCAGAGCTCCACGTCGAACGCGGATGCAGCGTCAGTCGCGAAGTCCATTTTGAACAGCACACCAACGCCGTATTCGTTGTTATCGGTTGGAATGAAGATCGGAATGTCTTCCCAATCGAATTCGCCGAACTCTGCACGGCGGCGGATTTCAGTGATCGGCCATTCGTCCAGATGTGAGGTTGAGGTCATTCAATTTTGCCCTTGATGAATGGATAGTAGCTCAGGTCGGACAAGCGCACGTCAGGACGATACTTGACGAGCTCCTCTTTGGTCATCGGATTATCCCGATATTCCTCATGGAGCTTGCCATGAACGTTCTTGCCTTTACCGTCACGACCGTTGCCGAAGTAGTCGTCCCACGGCGCTTGCTCAACGAGCTTGGCGTTCTCCGTGTCGCGCAGCAGCCGCACCAGCATTGGGTTCTGGGCATACTGATAACGCATGGCTCGACGCATGATCTTCTCGCGCTTGGAGTCGAAGTCTTCCACGATCGGGCAACCAGACTTGGCGGAACCCCAGTACTTGGCCTGACCGCCGTCGGATGCGTTGGCGATCTTAGCACGGAAGTTCTTGTCCTTCGTCTTGTGCATCTGGTAGTAGTGCTCACGGCTGCGGAACAGCATGAACCCACCGTTCCAAGGAGCGATGAAGCTGAACGGGGCGAACGCGCTCAGCCAAGCGAACTGTGGAATTTGCGAGTTGAAGTAGATTACTGGACGCTTTTCCTTGGCCATGCTAGGGTCTCCTGCGTTAGTACAATGAGAGTGACTGGAGTCCCGTTACGGTAAATGCTGTGCAGATCGCCAATGGTCACCTGATGGGCAAACTCGTTACCAAGCAAGTCCATTACACGGTTGCGGTAGGCGATCATTTCCACCTCGGTCAACCAAACTTCAGGCCGATTGTCCAGAATAGGTTGATACTTGGCTTTCTGCTCAGCGGTTACATAGACGGTAATCATAGGCTCCTCCCTTTGCACAGGTTTACAGTTTCGGAGACCAAAAAAAGGGCAGCCGTCGCGAGACGAACTGCCCATGAACCACGGTAACTTCCCAGCGAACTCACCAACTGTGTCGCCGGGAGACGACACTACATTCAGGTGGCTCGCAGTAACCACATGTTTGCCGAGAGCTGGCTCGTTCGCTACCTAGTAAATTACGTTAGACCGGCATACGACGGCTAACAGTCATACGGGTGAGCGCCGTGTTATCCTGCTTGGCGATTTCACTCAACTGGCGAGCGATCTTACGGTTGACCCGTTCGTTCGCCTTGTTCTGGTCGGTCAGCCAACGGCGTTTGCCATCGTGCGTCTCACCAGCAACCTCGGAGGCTTCACCGAAGTTACGCTGGGCCAGAGCCTGCATACGGTTCATGCCACCATCACGCAACACGGTGCTGCGTACACCACGCGCTTGGGCTTCCAGCATGAGGGCCTGATGGGCCAGCGAACCTGCAAGTGCCTCGCCGCCGCCTGCGTCCTCCGCCTCTGGGAAGAACTCCTTCTTGACGCCAGCCAGCTTCTTCTGGTACTCACCGATACGCTTGAGCAACTCGAAGTCGTCTTCCTGGTCTGCAAGGAGGGCGTCAAGGTTGAAGCCACCTGCTGCTGCCATTGCCCGCATCGGCACCGGGATGCCTTTGTCGGACATTGCTTGCAGCATATCCATGTACGCCTGATCGCCTTCGGGCTTGAGTTGCTTGGCCCAGTGAACGCTTGGGATCAGCAGGCGCGAACCATCCTGCAGAATCTCGTGGTTGCTCATGGCGTCAAACTTATCGAGCATGTTGCCTTTGGTCACCAACTTGCCACGAGAGTTGACCGTATAACCGTGCAGCGCACTCACCAGCGGGAAAATCTTGTTGTAGAACAGCTTGGTGGTGATAGTGTCACGGTACGCACGCAGCGATTCGATGAACACGGTCAGGCTGGTGTCAGCGTTGGAGTAGGTTGCTTCACCTGACAGGAAGGACTCACTGATGCCGAGAGCGCGCAGCTTCATCGCCATCGTCTGGTCCCAGATATCGGTCACCTTCCAGAAGTCACCACCCTGACGAATCTCCTCGGAGCTGATACCCATACGGGTCGCGATCACAGCACCCAACGGGTCAGCATCCGCGTCTTGGAACAACTGCATGGCGAAGTTCATATCCGCCACTGTTGGTTCCCACTGGTCGCCATCACCCAGAGTCAGGTGAAGAATACCACGCTGCCGACGTGCCGATTCCACGAGTGTGCCACGGAAGAGGTTCTTCTCCAGCAGCCAGATAGGCAGAATGCGGCGATAGTACGACACGCCGGTCGAGTCAGTGAACGACTTGCGTGGAATGTAGATGGTGCTGAGTGGGTCCAGCTCCAGCGCGTCGTTGCTCAGTTGCTTGACGACTTCCGGACCCAGGTACTCGCGCAGGCGCTTGATCCGTGGACTGTCCGACTGCATGATTGTCTTGTGGCTCTCAGGGAACGCCACGGTAATCAGTGGGTCCTGCGAGTAGAACGGCAGCTGGTCGACCTTGCAGTTCTCGTACGGGTGACAGATCAGGTCAACGAAGGTGTTCTTCTTCGGGTTGTACAGCATGTTGGCGCAGAACGCACCAGTCACCTGATGGTCGATCGACATTTCAGGCAGCAGGGTGCGGATGTTCAGGCGCTCGATCACCTCGTTGAAGCTGTCGGCTACTTTCGAGTTCTGGATGCCGCCGATATTGAAGTCGCTGAACGGCAGCGTCGAGGTCAAGTCTACGCACGAACCGCCGATTGGGTCGTTGTAGTAAATGTCCTTGTAGATGCGCATGACCAGCTTCTTCTGCTCAAGGTCCTCGCCAAAGACGATATCCTTGAGTAGCGGTTCAATGTCGATTTCGATTGGCAGGTTGCTGACAGACGCAGTGCCGCGCCCACCAGTGTTCGCTGTTGCCTCGAAGCCGCGTGCCGAATCGGCAGCTGTACGTTTCGGGTTCTTGGTGGCGGTGCCTACGTCTGCGTTGCCACGGGAGTTGGGTGCCCCTTGGTTGACGAAGCTCTTTTGGCGCTTGATACGCATGGGTCACCTCAGTTGACTTTGTAGGCCTTCTTCACTTCGCGGATGCGATAGATGAAGAATTGGCCCTGACTCTCGGCGCTCTCCAGCTGCTTAGCCAGAGCGAGCGAGACATTTTCGTATGCCCAATGCACACCACTGTGGAAGACGACGTGAAGGAGCTTCTCCTTCTTCTCCAGCCACGCCTGTGCGAGGTTGGACGAGTCGATGTGCAAGGTGAAGATGTTCGGATCATCAGACTTCTTTGGCTTGTCCAAGCCGCCTGCTCCGTTGACGACCTTGACGCCACGAATCGTACCCTTCCAGCCGCGGCTGTTGGCGATCACGCGCTTGGCGTCCTTCTCTTTGATCTTGAAGCGAATGTCCAGATCGCCACGGCTCACCAGATAGTGATTGGCGCCGATCTTGCGGTAGGCAAACTTGTTGCCCTCTTCCATTTCAAGGTCGAACTCTGGATGGTCGGTCACCAGATGGATCGGTCGCCCTTGATACAGGAACCACTTGTACTTTGTAATGTCGATCATGTTCGATTACCTGCGGAATGCTGACTTCGCGCCAATGACGGAAACGGATTGAGCACCAGAACCTAGCTGGCGACCACCACCGGAGTACAGGCGGGATGCAGCGATAGCGATAGGGCGAGTTGCAGCCACGTCGTTTGGAGCTTCTTGCAGGATGATCTGCATTTCCTCGTTGTGCAGACCCCAGTTCATCAGAGCCATCGCACGGAACAGGTCATCGGTGTACCCGTCAGCCTTGTCGATCATCTTCCCAGTGTCCTTCACCGTTGCCATCTGCATCAGCAAGTGAGCGGCTGGTTGGTTGTTGAAGCACATTGGGTAGTGTTCGTCGTCAAACTCGATACAGTCCTTGAAGGTGTCGCGTTCGGTCAGTGGGACCTTGAGCGTACCCTGTTGGAGCATCGTTTTAATCATGTAGATTTCGGTGTACTTCAGGCTGTGCTGCTCAGCAAGCTCCAACTCAGGCCGATCTTCCTTCGCATCTTGCAAGAGCTTTACAGAGTTCCATCGGTCGGCGAGGAGGATGCGAACGTTACGCGCGTCCATCAACGGCAGGAGGAGTTCATCGTAGATGCGGCTGTGGTTCAACGGCGCGCCACGCTCTGGGATGACTTCGATCAGGGCCTCGCACTTGACGGTGAGCCCATCAAGCCGTCCAATTGCGCAAGCAAAGGAGTTGTTGGTAAGACCGGCGTCGATTGCCATGATGGTCGGGTACTTGCCGCGCTTTGCTTTCTTGAGCTTTGCCCAAGTGAAGGATTCGCCTCGCTTTTTAGAATGCACAACGTTGCGAGTGACAGTGACAGGGTTAGATTTCGAGCCTTGAGCATCTTCGATTTCAGTCTGGTTGGTGAGGAACGCGTTGGCTGCGAGTGGTGGCACTGCACCGTAGTCTCGCTCCGCGTTAACCGGGTCATCTTTGAACGCCTGCTTGATGGTAGCGCCATCGCGCGGCAGTGTTGGGTTCACGGCCCATGTCGGACGCACAACGCCGTACATGGTGTCGGAGTTTTCAGCACGACGCACCAACGTCATAATCATATCGTTACGGTGCGAAGGCGAGGACACGTTCATGGCGTATCCTGGGTACACGTCATCGTGACGATTCTTGAGCAGGCGTTCAGCCGCACCGCGCACGGTCAGCAGCGAACGGTCCAATGCGCCGGCAACTTCGTGGGCGTTGTCCTTGACCTTCTTGGTGTCACGGTTCGCGTCGAAGTAGCCGATTTCGTCGATTGCGGTGAAGTAACGTGTACGACCACGAAGCACCCGCTTGTCTGGTCCGGCTGGGTATGCCATGAGACCACGACTTGGGTAAGCCACGTAGGTGTCGTTGAACTTTAGGAGTTTCTCGCCGTACCGCTCCTCGTAATGCTTCAACATCCCGTGATATTCACGGAACCACTGCGACTCGGTGAGGGTCGCATAGAAGTTTTGCCAGAGGGTATCCTTCGCTTGCGCGTAGGTGAGGGCGACGAAGGTGCAGTGAAGCATGGTACCCGTCTTGAGCCCGTAGTAGGCGTTCGGGTTCTGCAACTTGAGGAGGCGGTGAGTCAGGTAAGGTGCGAAGTAGCCCGCAATGGAGAGCGACTTACCAGAACGCTGACCAGCACATACAGCCAGCTCCTGAATCCACTTCATGCGTCCCTTGCGAATGAGCTTCGAGCGGCCCCATCCACAGTGAGGGCAAACGCCGTGCTCAAGGAACGCTACCTTCCGCTCAAACTTGCGGTAGGAGTCGCTTGGCTTGTGGGTATCGAACAGATACTCCACGTCCGAGCAGTTCGGACAATACTCGTTGAAGGCAATGATGCCCCAGCAAATCTGCTCGATGTAAGGTCGCTCACCATTAATCATGGAGAAGCGATCTGTGGTGCACCACTCGTAGAGGTTCTTGGCGACTGGGATGCCCGAGTCGTCGATCTTCATATCGCGTGGTACGAGAATCTTGGAATCGACAACCTCACGGATTGTGCGGGCAATGTCGATTTCGGCCTCATCAATGAGACCAGCGGCCACGTGGTGGGCCGCTTGGTTCATGTTCTCGGGATCAAAGTTGTCGGTGATGATACCCGCACTGTTACCACGAAGATTCCCGAGGAAGTCGAACGGGTCGCGCAGTGCAATGTCATAGACACTCTCCTCTGGTACGAGGATTTTGCCGCTACCCTTCTTAATACGCATGGCCTATCTCCTGGATGCACGAACACCCACAGGATTCTGCGGCACCTCCATGTCAGGCTCAATGCCTGCTTTGGTAACTGTGGCCGCGTACTGTTTGTGAAGTGCAGCAAGCGGGATAGGCACTTTCTTGTTCATCGCAAGCACCATCTCGTCGGCTGTCCTTGCGGTCAGGCGATTCAATAGCACGCGGCGAACATTCTCAGGCAGTGCCGTCTGTAGCTCAACCAACCGGGCAATCACGGTCAGGCGAGCGAGCGACGGGAACGCCTCTTGGACGGAGTCATCCAGTTCAAGATCGAGGCCCAGGCAATCACGCATTGCTGCTTCTACAAAATTAGAAGCATCGTCGTGCGCGAAAAGGAGCGACGCTGACTCAAACATCACGTCACGCAAGGCCTTCGAGTGAGCTTCGGTGTTCGACTGGATGGAGATTAGCAGGTCTTCGGGTACGTCGATTTCGTTGTCGCCGCGAACGTTGTACTCGCTGCGGTTGTAGTTGATACCATCAACGTCTTCGTCCACCTGACCTGGATCATCAGGGAAATCAACTTCGATCTTCCCGTCGTCTGGATCGACTTCGGGCGCTGCGTCTTCTGGAGGCCGCACAGACGAAAAAACGACAGTGCCGAGAGTAGGCACTTTTGGCACCTTCTCGCGGCGAACTGTCGTTGGGATTGGGTCAGAGGAACGATGCACGCCTGTAAAAGCGATGGTCGGTTGAACGTCCGATTCATCGCTTCCCAGGATACCGAAGAGGCTAAGCGAGAGCGTACTCTGCTGGCTCATCCTCTTCAACGTCTCGGCGTCGTTTCTTTTTCCCGGCTTTCTTGTCTGACTTGGCGCCCTTGTCCTTTTTGGACTTCTTGGGCTTGTCATCGTCATCCTCATCTTCGGAGCTGTATTCAGCTTGGGAGTCTGGCATGTTCTCTGCGGTCATCACATCGTACCGCTCTGCCAGTTCAAAGTTAAACACCTCGCCGTCACGATCCTTCTCGACGCGAATCGGAAGGATGCGCAGTTCGCGCTGTTCCTGCTTGGTGTAGTTCCACTGCCACATGGTGTCGGCGTGCTCTTTGATACCCTTCGAGTAGCGCAGCTTGTCAGTCGTGTCATCCAACTGAGCCAAGATCACCACCAGGCACTTGCTACCTTCACGGGAAAAGCGCTTGGAGATTGCCGCGATTTCGCTCAACTGGAACCACTGAGACTCGTGGTCCATACCTGCAAGGAGACCGATGTAGTCGATCATCACGATCTGGTAGGCGAACGGCTTAATCATGCGGAAGACGTCGTGGATGCTCACTGCACGCGACGGAGACACGGTGGTGTAGACGATGCCGTGTTTCTTGCCGAAGGCGGTAAACTTCTCGAACGCTTCCTTGACCTTGATCTTGTCGTTGTTGGAGAGCTTGTTCTCCTTGAATTTGTTGAACGATATGCCTGTCAGGTGCGAGGCAAGTCGCCGGGTTTCCTGCTCGTCGTCCATTTCCAGACTGATACGGCAGACCGACTTCTTGGCTTTGCGATACAGGTTCACGCTGAGGTTCATCGCAACAACCGACTTACCACCAGACGTAGTTGCCGAGATAATGAACACGCCGTGTTCTGGCAACCCACCGTTTCGCTTGTCGTACACGACATAGCCTGTTTTGATACGCGGACTGACAACGCGGTTAATCACGTTGTCCACAACCTTCGCACTGGTGTCGTTGGTACCGAAGTTCAGGAAGAACTGATCGTCGGCGAGACTGGCGTTGGCGCGAGCCACAGTCTCCGTCACCTTCGAGAGCAAGGCGTCAATATCAACTTCTGGCTTGTCCAGTTCGTCGAACGTTGCCTTGCTCAGCCCATACAGCGCACGGATTTTGCGGTAGCGTTCAAGAATTTCAATCAGGTTGCCAATCTGTTTCTTGTTCTTGCACGCCTTCGCTTTTCGGACGTTCTTCTTGAGGACGTCTCGCAGGTCTTCGTCGATGGTCGGATCGGCCGCGAGCGAGTTGAGGTCGATAATCTCAAAACGCTTTTTGGCCAACGTGTCGATACGACGAAAGGCAGCTTCTGTTGGAGCGTGGTAGAAGTGCTCTTTCGTCAACTTACCAAGGAGAGTGCTGCGAATGCCTGCAGGAATGGACTCGTCAGTGAGAGTCTTGATGCACCGAATCTCGGTGTCCTGATCGAATAGCAGCGCCATTGCTTATCACTCGTTCTTGACCCAGATCATCAACTCCGGGTATTTCTGTTCGACTGCCGCGACCCAACTCTGCCACTCAGGAGACTCGACTGGGTTGAGGTGTGCGACAACATATTCGTTGGAAGGCTTTTCAGTGCCCTTGTTCTTGCGGGTGTAGCGATTGATCTTGACGGACTTGAACGGCGTCTCCAACGCACGCACAGCAACATCAAAGTCTGCACGCTCTACCTCCATCACCTTCGTCAGCAGAAGGTAACATTGGAAGGACGTAATGTTTGGATTATCCTCAACCAGCTTGTTGATGTTGAGGAACAACAGGCGCTTGTAGCTGTCTTCCAGCTTCGTACGGAAGACGGCAAACGCAGCCTTCTCAAGAGTCCAAGCGTCGATCATTATGCAACGCTCCTGTGTTTAATCAGTTCGGTTCCTACCTTTTGCAGGAACTTGTGCAGTCGATCTTGGCGTACACCGAGGTGATCGGCGAGTGCCACAACGACGTTCTCATGTTTGACCCGCCCGACATAGTCGGTGCAGTCTTCGTCGTGCCGAATTAAATCACGCGCTCTCAGGTAACGAGTGAACCGTGAATCGTCTTGCTCACTAACGATCATGATGGCACGGCGCCGCTTGTTGGACGATCCGTACAGCATAACCACACGCTCGAAGTTTAGCTCCGATATCAGCTTGGAGCTGTCGTGCGCGTTGGCGTCGTTAAGTGTAGCCTCGTAGCTGAAAGCATCCTCACCATCGGCCACGGCGAGTTGATTTTCGGAGACGCATGTGAGCGCGTAGTTCTGACCGCCAAAGCCATCCTTGCCCGCGTTGCTCAATCGACGGCGCCCAGCACTGGTTTTGGAACCAATGATGTTGAGCGCATGATTGGTACACGACGAACGCAGGTAGTTGAGGACATGCGCCTGCGTTTTGATTGTCGGGACCATCAGGTAGTACGTCTTGATTGCCTTGTACAGCAACTCACCGTTGAAATCGGAAAACTCGGTGTTCTCGGCTTTGACCAGGAAGCGCAACTTCCGAAAGGTCTTTTGCCGAATGTGCTTCATCAGGTCAGGGTACATATCGTTGAAGTCACGCTGCGCCTTCTCGACGCTGCCTTCACAAATATCGTCCATCTTGACGGACTTGACCCTTTCCGACTTGCGCATTTCTCGACGGAACCGTCTGACCTCAAAGGCCCGTCGCAACATCACCACGTCGTTCCGCACAATGTCGAAGGCGTGGGCGTAGTGATGGAGATTCGCTTGTGACAACGAATCTTTACAGAGGTTGAGCGCGAAGAACTTCAGGTTCAGGGTGAAGTAGGACTTCTCAATGAGCGCCAGACGGAAGTCTTTGGCACTGATCGCGAGGTCTCGGAACCTGACGTTGTCCTTGAGGAAGTGCTGGTACTGATAAGCATCCGTGACTTGGCACAAATACAAAACAGTCGCTTGTGCTACCAAAATGGCACGATCCGATTCAAGGTCCAACTTGAGGTCATCACGCAAGGCTGCGCACAAACTTTCCATGACTACTCTCCCGAAACGTCAATCTTGAAGTCGGCACCGGAGTCTTTGCGCGGACGGTAACTACGCGCTTGCTTCTCCACGTTCTGGCCAGCCATGACGCCGTTGACCAGATCGACCAGATCGACCTCTTTCTTGCCCTTCTTCCGGGGGAGCTTGTTCTCTTTGAACACCGTGTCGATCGTGGTGATCTGTCCACCAGACGACTCGTTGGTCATGCCCAGCTCATACTCCTCCTCGCAACGGAGTTTCTTACTGAGCAGGCGCTCGGCGTCGGGATCAACCAAGCGACCTTTACGCACCATCTTCACCCGCAGTTCGTTGAACTCTTCAACGGAGAGGATGTGCTGTTCATTGGTTTCGCGGAAGAACGTCAGATTGCACTTGCCGTCTTGTGACGTCAGGCGAATCGCTTCCTTTGTAACGGACATGATACGTGCGATCATAAAGTTGCTGAGGTAGTTGGCACTTGCCGAACCACGGTACCGCACGTAAACCTTCTGGCCAAAATGAAAGCCGGCCTTCCGGGTCTTCTTCTCGTTGTACAGCAGCGATGCCAGATTGCGCAAACCTTCCGTCGGGACTTCTTGAAGGATGGCGATCAAAGCGTCGAATGCGTCACGCTTCATCAGGGGCTTGAGTGGTTCCACGTCAGCGATGAAATGCGGACAGGTGCTGGACGTCATGGTCTTGTCAGCTTTACTGCACACTTCCTTGCTATCCGGAATCAACTTTTCACACTTGAATCCTACGCAATCACCACAGCGGGGTTGGAGGCTCTTTAGCGCCGCTTTGGTTTTTTTGCGTGTCCGAGTTGTCATTTCCATTAAGGTAACCCTTTTTCTTGAGTGTCTCTGCGAGACAGAGCAGCAGGGCCTGGTCCAAATTCCGGAGCCCTGAATCAATCTTGAACAGATGCAGTGCCTTATGCACGTTATCTGGAATGCGCGAACTCAGCATCCACAGCTTACCCTCGACCGAATTCTCGACCGCGGCACTGATGGAGTCCACGAGTAACTTCACGAAGGGTTGCGCGTTAAGTTCTTCCGTTTCATTGGCCCAATAGCTGGTCCGTATCTTCCTTCCTGTTCGACGTTGAGCTACTATCGCCTCAGCATATGCGTGTAGCTGGTTGTGGCATTGAGCGCACAGAGGAATCTGCAAACTGTTCTTACCGCCAAGAGCTTGCGGAATCGTGTGGTGCCAATGCAGTAGTTGAAAGTGCTGGGTGCATATGGTACATGCACCCGACTTGTACTTCGCCTGCTTATTCATCGTCTTTCGCGTTGAACGGCAGGCCCCAAGTCACTTCGGTTGTACGGAAGGCTCTCGCCAGCTGACCACGCTGCCCTTCCGTTACGATCCATGCAAGCCACAGCTTGGGATTGCGGGGATTTGGTACGAAGCGTCCGGACGCCATTGCAAACTTGACGCCACTCTTCTTGTTTACACCTTCCAGCAGCTCCATGATCTTGTCGTTGGCTTCAACGTCATGCTGGTTCTGCTTTGGCCCAGTCTTGCGGGCGATCTTGATGCCGCCACCTGGGAGGCGACGATAGCCGCTGTCCATCCCGAGTTCTTTCCAGTCGAACGCGAGCAGGTATTGGTTTTCAAGGATGGTGTAGTTGTCACCGACGAGCGTTACGTCGAAGCCGGCCCGCTCCAGTTTCTGCGGCTCAATATGCGCACCAAGGTCTGCGAACAGTACGCTCACCGGCATGCGGAAAGCTACGAACGGCAGACCCTTGGTCGACGTGGGCAGATTTTTGATGTACTTGGAGTAGGAGGCTGCGAGCTTCTGAACCTTCGGATCGGCTTTGGTCTCATGCGAATGTTCGCTGGCACGACGTGCCTTAACCTGAGCGATGTGCGATTCGAGCTTCTCGGTGAAATCTGCGAACGGTGACGAGGTGTTGTAACTCTCGACCAGTTCGTTAACAGAGAGGCGGTCTTCCTTGTCTGCATAGATCGTGGCGTTTGCCAGATCGGTAGTGACCCGCAGCATTCTCGTAACGAGCTTGCCGATACCCTCAGGCACTTGGTGCCGAGTGTCAGTACCTACCCGCAGTTGTTTCAGCGCGAACTGAGAATTCTGCAGGGCATTAAGGAGATTGGTGAGCGTCAGCCTGAGCTGGCTCATAGAGAGGGGTGCTTTCTTCTGGCCAGCTTTGATGTTGGCCTCTTTCTTTTGCGGAATGCTCTTGATCAGGTCATCGAGCGCCGCGGCATCTTTGTACAGTTCCACCAGCGTGCGTGGCAGTTCTGATTCGGCATTGCCTTCGTATTGCGCAATGTACTTCTGCATGGTCTTCCCCTATTACCACAGTGACAGATGGATAAATTACTACCCAGCCATCAGGTTGCAGCAGCCAATCGGCCACTGGAATGCAGGGCACCCGAAGATGCCCTGGAATGCGCAAACTAATTGCACGCTGCGCTTACCTCAACTATTTGCGTAACCATTAGATCGCACGCAAGTTGTTGAATCTGCGACATTGTAGCACGTCAGTTTGTACAAGTCAAGCTGGTCAAAAAATGACCAGCTATGACGATCACTCTTCGTCGGCGTCTTCGCTGATGGCAGCACCCTTACGGCTGGTGGTGCTCTCCAACTTGATCGCGGCCTTGAGCATCTTGTAGGCTTCACCGGAACGCACTTGCTTCCGGCACCACTCGTACAGCCTGAATGGTTTGACCTTGAGCTTGGTGCAGCCTTTCTTGATGATCGCAACGTCGCCGTCGATCAACGCCTTGAACTCGACCCAACTCACTGCCTTGCCTTCGAGAGGGCCGGTCAGGAACTTGATCTTCTTGCGGTTGCCGCCGAGCTGGCCAGTCATCTTGAGATACTGGTACGCATCCCAGACTCGGCAGAAGCCCTTGGCGTTACCGTCTTCGTCGCTCACGCAAATGCGTAGCGAGATTTCAGCAGCCTGCGGGCCACCCAGCTTGTTCTTGATCGCCTTGCACTTGAGGTAGCGGTACTTGTCAACGCCATCACCGCTGATGGTGTCTTCTTCCTCGAACTGGCCTTTAGCGTGGGGAACGCTAACGGAAGTCATGCGCAGACGGCAGTCAGAGTAGAAGCGCAACGCTTTACCGCCAGGCTCTTGCTCGCTCGGACCGTACATCGCCATCGGAATATCACGGAGCTGGTTGATACCCAGCACAATGATGCGCTTGGAACGCATTGCACCTTTCACACGCGGCAGGTTAGCTGCGTGCATACGGGCTTGCGAACCCAGCGACTTGTCGCCTTCGTCTTTGTCGTCTGTCTGCTTTGGAACCATCGCAGGGTACGAGTCAACGAGGATGACCGCTTGCGGCATGCCGTTTGGCGCTGGCAGGCGGAACTTGTTCTCGCGACGGAAGAACTCCTTGTCATACTTTCCGGCTAAGGCCTTCTGGTTGATCTTGGTGTTCTCGTAGATGTACCAGAACTTGCCGTTCTCCTGAATCAGATCAGGCAGCAACTTCTCCAGCTTGGCGAGGTAGTTGTAGAAGTCCTCACCGACGCTCGGCGCGTAGTAGCGAACGCGTGGCTGAACGACCCAACCGGTGTCGTCTTTGATGCCGAACACGTTGTCGACCGAGAGGCGCTTGCCGCTATTCATGTAGCGGAAGATGTTCTCAGCGTAGTCAGCCTGGAACGAGCCTTCATAGTCGAACATGGAGCCGACGCCACGGAACTCGTTGTCCGTACTGATCGAACCCATGCAGGTGGTTGCAAGCGTGGACTTACACGACTGCTCACCGCCGAAGAACGTGTACCAACCACCAGGCAGCAAGCCACCAGCGAGGATGGTGTCGATGGTCAGCAAGCCAGTGGACAGTCGATCTTCCGACTCACTCACCGCCATCGACAGGAGACCAAACTTCTTCTCCATGCCGTCGATCGAGGCACTCAGGTGGGCATATGGATCAAAGCCGCCATCGACGACACTGCCCTTCTTCGCCTTCTTGCCTTTCTTTTCCTTCACTGGCGCTTCTGCTTCGGGTGCAGACTTACGCGAGCGGCGACGTTTCCCTTTCTCGGGTGCAACGTCTTCCTTTTTCTTGGCCATTCAAACTCTCCGAAATGGGAACAGGCGCACCGAAGCGCGCCTTGCCGTTACTTATTCGTCGTCATCATCCCAGACGTCTTTCGACTTCTTCTTGGATTTCTTGGCCTTCTTGTCCTTGCCTGAGGACACGCCCGAGGAAGCCTTTTTCTTTTTCGACTTCTTGGGTTCGTCGTCATCCTTCTTGGACTTCTTCACCTTGTCTTTCGACTTGGCTTTCTTGTCCTTGTCTTTGGACGATTTCTTCGACTTCTTGGGCTCGTCGTCGTCGTCATCTTTCTTGGACGACTTCTTGGACGACTTCTTGTCCTTACCCTTCGACTTCTTGGACTTGGACTTTTTCGAGGACGAATCATCGTCGTCGTCGTCATCGTCGTCATCGTCGTCATCGTCGTCATCGTCGGCGAAGGCGGCTTTCGACTTTTTCTTCTTGCCCTCGTCCTTGTCTTTCTTGGACTTCTTGGACTTCTTGCCGTCGTCGTCATCGTCGCCGAGGCTGTAGCCGCTGTCGTCGTCATCGTTCGGTGTGTCACCGCCGACGATTTCCATGCGCTTGAAGTCTTCTGCCGCAGCTTTCGGGTCGAGACGGCCAGTGACGTCGAGCAGTTGCTCGGTCAGCTCGTAGCGCAGATAGGCCTTCTCTTCTTTGGTGAGCGGAGTGCGCTCGTCCTTGTCGCAGGAATACTTGTCGGAACCAGCACCCTTCGGCTTGAACTTGATGCGAACGTCGATACCGTACTTCTCGTGGGTAACGTCGAACGCCTTCTTCTTGCCGGACTCTTTGTCCTTGACCATGTTGCCTTCGCCCAGCTCTTGGATACGAGCGGCGACGGTGGACGTGATACGGCAGACTCTGACCGGGGTCCAGGACTTGGAGCGCGGGTCTTTGAAGCCCGTCTTCTTCTCGCCCTTGGTGTGCTCGGACTTCTTGCGTGGTTCGTCTTCCTGGATTTCACGAACAATCGCTTCGGCCAGGTAGAAGAACTCGTAACGCGCAGTCGCACCGGACTGGTCGTTGCCGTGAGTCAGGTCGCAGTACGGGCAGTGGACAGGAATCATCTTGTCCTTCTGCGATTTCTTCGAGCTACCCTTCTTGTAGTTCGGGTTCTCGACCATGCGCGGGACTTTTTCGTCGTTCGGGTTGAACGCGATGCAGTAGCGCGGGATGGTGACGGTCTTCTTCTCTTTGCCACCGATGATCTTGATCCAGTGACGCTTGACTGGGAGAATCTTGCCCGGGAGGAAGCGGACTTGCGACCATTCGTCAGCAGGCCACTTGTGGAGGTCGATAACTTCTTCCAGCTTGACCGAATCCTTGTTTCCCGTGCGTGGTTGGAGACTTCCAAATCCACTCATGTTAGTTGACTCCTGGTTTGAACATATTGGACATTAACAGTTTTCCTCAAGCGTGTGGGCGCGCATCAGCTCGCGTTCCTCGCGTGTGAAGAACTCCCCGATATCGAGGGTCAACCGCGCGACACCATTGCGGTCAACCTCTTTCGCAAGTAGCTGTACAAGCTGCTGCGACTCAAGCCTGTCGAAGTCGTCATCCATATGATGGCCGTCTGAGAGCGATGCGTAGAGGTTCCGCTCGTCATCTTCGCCAGGCTTTTTCAGCGCATCCAGAGAGACACTGAAATTAACCTCGGTGCTGCGCCCTTCTGCGAGCTTCCGCTTCTGGGATTGCGGCACCGTATACGCTACACCGTATTCGTGGTCCGAACTGCACGTCTGGGCATTGAGCACCCACCAGTTGATGTACGTGGTGAGCGCACCCTTGGACGAATCGTACTTGTCCAGAGCAACTACCATGGCCTTGAGGATCGACTGCTTCAGGTCATGGAAGTCCAGTTGATTGTTCTGCGTCTGCGTGATGCGGGCCTTGGCCTGCGTACTGCTGTGGCGCAGATAGTTGTCTAGCGTCGCTGAACGGAACGCATAGAACTTGTTTAGGTACGCCGACGCTTGGGTGACCATGCGATACATGTCGGCGCGCTTATCACAACCAGACCCGATGTACGCCATGTTATCCACAGCCGCCTTGTTCTCGGCATTCGGCTCGATCAGGAACCGATGGTACGTCGGCAGAAAGTCTTGGTTGAGCTCCAAGAAGCGCTTGATGAAGCAATGGATGAACGAGCGCTCGATGCGGCACTCACGGAACGTCTTGAACTTGTAGGCTGGGTCTGGATGGGTCAACACCGTGGCCAGACTCTCTACCAGTTCTTCCCGTGGTACCGACGACAGCTTGCGCTTCCTGTTCCGAGTGACAATCGACAGGACGTAGGAGACCTGTGAGTCAAACACGTTCGAGTACAGCATGATAGGCTCAAGCGCCTTGTAGAGCAGCATATCCATGACCTTCTGGATTTGTTCTCCAGTAAGGTTCTTGTCCATGTTACACCTTGAGGGTGAGTTTCAGTACGTCGAGTGACACATCTTCGTAGGCTTCTTCCAGCGTTGCGACCATTTGCTTGAACGGCCAGTGGTGCACGGATTGCGTAGACCAGCGCTCAGTGCTACCGTATGGCTTGGGCAACCTGAGCATGCCTGTCTTCTCCAGCTTGGCATAATTGGCCATGAGCCAGTCGCCGAAGATCAACACGCGGGCAGCTTCGTCCGCAGTGTCACGGTTCATCTGCTCGGCTGTCTCAGCGTTACGCCGCTCTTGCTGATAATCCCGAGTGAGTTCGTCCTGACGCTTCTTGGCGGCTTCCAGCTCCTCAGACAACGTACCGACACGCGCAGTCAGCTTGACGTTGGAGGAGTTCAGTTCGTCAACCATTGACGCAGACTTCTCAGCTTCGGCCTTGAGTTCACCTTGCAGTCTGGCGACGGTGAGGCGCTGCTCCGCGATGGTGCGATAGTTGGCGTCGAGGCATGCCGCTTGCTGTTCGATCTTGGCAGCGCGTGCGTGTAGTTCAATCTCGCTCATAGGCGGACTCCTAGAATTTGGTTTCGGCGAAGGCGCGCTTCAATCGCGAGGCGTGCTGATATGTTGGATCGTCAGCGAGCTTGCGCAGCGCGGTCAGCGGCAGTTCATCGGTGCGCATGACATACTGGTGCGTCAGGTTCCCGTGAGAGAACCCATGCTGCAAGCACCAGAGGCCTTGGTGATCCGAGTCAGGCTTGCCGTAGATTGACAGCGCGTCGGCAGCTGTGGTGACCATGACGATCTTGTTGAGTTCACCTTGCGGCGCTTTCACAACGAGCAGGACGTCGAGACCAGCGGGCCAGAATGGAGCGAAGCGAACGTACTGGTGTGCGGTGTTGTCGAGGATCAGCATCGGGTTGTCCATGTTACCACCGTTTCTTCCCTCGACCACCGCGACCGATATTGCGATAGCCTTCTTGGATGAGAGCGCCCTTCTCACCTCGCAGTCTATCGTTTGGAAGCTGCAGGGTGCGTGCGTCGATTTTCTGGAGTGCTTCAAACATCGGGCTTTCGTTGTACCCGTTGAGCCGTGCCTGCATCGTCTCGACAGTCTCTGGGGAGAGTTCGTCCGACGGCGTATAGCGCGCAGTCTCAGGGAACAAGCCACAGCAGAACTCGATGCACTCTTGGTGCTTGTCTACCTTCTGCGCAGCGTAGTCTCGCATTGCCTCGAACAGGCACTCCTTGGAAGAGAAGAACACACGCACCTTGAAGCTGCCTTTCATCAGGGCATGGTACGCGAGGTAGCTCGACGGCCAGGTGTCTTTGCACGGTGGCTTGAACTTGTCGTGCCACTCACGGAGCGAGTTGAGCTCCACAACCTTGTCGGTGTACTCGCAGCCTTCGTAAGTGCGACCGAATATCACGGCACCCTCGAAGTTGTACGTGCTCAGGTACGGACCGTAGACGATGTTGTTGTGGGAAACGTCCAGCATGATTCCGGTCGAGTGTGTCATAGGTCATTCTCCACGACAATCTTGGCGAGCGCAATAATGTGCTTGCAGCAACCCGGCAGCAACATCGGGTTGGTCATGTTGGGTGCTTCGCCGTTCGAGTAGATCAGACGGCTGGCGCCAACCGAGGCGTTCGCATACTCGAAGACGTACACGAAGTTCTCACAGGTACACTGGACCAACACCTTCTTGTGGCGATTGACGGGCAGCGTCGGATCATCGCCCATGCCAATGATGTAGGTTTCGTGAACGCGACGAACCCGCAGCTTTCGCCACGGGTCGTTGGTTACCATGTGCCCCATAATCACTGGGCGAGCAGTCTTGGTCTTCTTGCGCTCTACCTTCTTCGCCTCAACATCGACGGCGTTGTTGATGAAGAGGCGCGGAGTTGAACGAATCAATTGGCGCAGAGTCATACCGCGCTTGGTAGCGGCAGTCTCGGGCAGTTGGCGAACTGGCATCGCTTCGAGGCGCTTGAGCCGATACGGCATGCCCTTGGCTAGGCGTTCTTTACCTGATCGCTTCGACGTGTGAATCACCGCCTTGTGATCTTTCATCCGCTCTTTGGTTTTCTCAGCGGTACGCTTGGCTTCGGACTTGCGACCACTGGTGTTCTTGCGACTCTTCGCCAGTGGCTTGTATGGTTTCTTCGCCATGTTCGACTCCTACTTTTTCTTGCGCTTGGGCTTCGCCTTTGGCTTGGCAGCAACCGCAGCCTGTGCTGATTCAAGGTGCTGCGCGTTCACCTCGATCTTAGTGTTCTCAGGCGGCTTGCCGTTGAACTTCTTGCGCGACGCTGGTGCTTTGGTGCTGGCGAAGTATCGTTCGGCAACGCTGATGCACTGCTTACGGAGCAGCGTGTTGACCGTGATTTCCTGGGAGAATACCCAGGTGTCAATCTCACGCACGGTACCGCCGACGAACTTGGTAACGATGTGATCGTACAGGGTGGCGCCTTCATAGCGCGTCTCCTCAAGTTCCTCGACTGTCATCACAATGCAGCAGGTGCTCAGATCGGTAATGTCTGCGGCAATAAGCGACTCACGGATGTCCGTGTAGTCTGTTGGACCTTCGTAGGTTGCAAGGCCGCGATACACCGTCTCGACAACATCGTCACCGTCTTGCTCGCGTGTGGCGAAACGTGCCTGCCCTGTGGAAAGCATATCAAACAGCACGGCATCAGGAATCCAAACACGCGCATCGAAGAACCGTTTGAGCTCCATGCGGTGGTTGATCGAAAACTCCTTGCGCATGAAGATGTGGAGGAGCGTGCCGTCAAAGTGCACCAGCTTGATGTAGCTGTTGAAGATCGAGGTCATCGCCGACAGCGTCATCTGGTAGGCATGCACCTTGGTGCCTTCGTAGATCGCAAACTCCTCTTGACCCTTAGCGGCAAGCTTGGCCTCTGCTTCTGCCATAGCCGCGTCTGGAAGTTTCAACTCCCATCTAAGGCTTGCGTCGGCTGGCTTCGACAATTCGTTGGTAGCGTGTTGCATTTTCGATAATCCCCATTATCTGAGCGTCTGGTCGTGCTTCCCGCAGCACGTCGAGCAGGATACAGGACGTGTCCAGTATGCGTGCGTCGTCGGCAATGTCGAGCCCATCAAAGAAGCCGGCTGCTTCTGACAGGCGGAAGCGTGGTAGTGGTCCAGTATTCAGACCGACAACCATCTTATAGACCTTGTCTTGTTCCAAGTTTGGCTGCTTTGCCCACAGGGGCTCAGCCTTAATCATCACTGGTGCGAAGCGTGTGTGCACCTCGAAGCCGTGAAGTTTCGCTTGATAGATTGCACTGGCGGCGTGGTCACAATCGACGATGAAGACGGCCTTCCCGTCGGGCTTGAGCAGCCGCTGGATGTGCTCGAAGATTTCCATGCGCGAGTGCGACCAACCTCGTGGAGACAGTTGTTGTTGCACAGAGAACAGGTCAGCTTCGGGATAGGCAAACACCAAGTCCACCTTGCGCTTGAGACGCGGTAGGACGTCGTACAAGTTGTGGTGAATGATCTTGGTGTTCTTACCTTCAATCTGGCGAGGGCGTTCGACCCGCCAACTGGTACGGGCGACTACCCAGCCATTGTGTTGCGCACACCGTGAAATGATCGACACGTCATCTGCGACATAGCAGCCACAGCTGTAGAAGTTGCGCACTGGCCACCCGTCCATTTAAGTCAACGTCGCCTCGTCATCGGAAATGTCTCGGTCATCGGTGTTGATGCCAGCACTGGCCACCTGATGCGGAGTCATTATGTGAGGAGGGTTTTCTTTGGCAATGTCTGCAGGGTAAGGGTGCGGTGCGCCCTTGGTGTACGCCAGCATTGCATCGACAAACTTACCGAACGCTGCGATGGTCTCTGGGCTGATGGTGTTCATCGCCTTAATCTCCATCCAGTTCGCGTCGGTCAGTGCGAAGCCGTAGCTTAGCGTCGTGATTTCAAACGAGGCGATGAACATATACACGCCGCCACGCGGGTCATCGAAGCGGACGACGGTATATGTGGAGCTGCGCAGGTCTTCAATTTGGACCTTCAATTCGAGAGCTTGCGCTATTGTCTCCTGATAGCTTTGCATCGGCGACTTCCCGTAGGTTGGTAATGGATTTCACGTGGCTGGCACCGTAACCTTCGATCAGCGTTCGCGGATACTGCACGTCTTGCAGGACGTTTACAGATACCGATAGCTTCTCAATGGGCAGGTTGAGTTCTGCGGCAAGCGCGTTACAGAGACTGATGCGGGTAGGCATCTTGTCGGCTTCCCGTTGTGTGCCAACTTTGAGGATAGCGTCAGCATACGGGTTGGCGTAGATGTTGCGCATCAGGTCGCTGCTACTACCGTCGAACGTCAAGGCCCAGACGTGCTCGAAGGCGTACTCCAGCGGCTGAACGGCTTGAGCACCATACACCGGATTGTCGAATATGAGGAGTTTATTTTGCTCGATGTAGTCGATCAGGGATTGAATGTATTCCCGTTCGACACGTGCCATGTCAAGGCATGGTTGAGCAATGATGAAGCGGGCCCGTGTTTCCAGCAGGCTGGCTTCTGCGCGGCGCGAGTTCGCCTTGAGTTCGTTACCCTTGGAGAACGCGAGTTCTGTGGTCTTCGCGTCAATGACCTTAGCTTGTGCGCGTCGGGTCTCGGCGAAGGCAGATGCGATGGCGAAGTCACGGTCTTCCCGCAACTCGGTGAGCAGTCGATAGGCTTCATCAATGGTGAATGACTGCCCGAAGGTGATGGCGTAAATCTGGTATAGGGAGTGCTTCCAGTTCATCGGTGAAAACTCCAGAAACGAAAAAAGCGCGCTCAACCCGAAGATTGACAGCGCGCTTTTAGAAGTGCCCAGGATTATCCCGAGCACTCAGGCCGAATGCCGAGGATCAGTCGAGGTCGTCGAAGTCGTCGTCCAGGTCGTCGTCTTTGGCCTTGGACTTCTTGCCGCCTTTGTCTTTCTTGGCTTTCTTGCCTTCGCCCTTGTCTTTCGACTTGGACTTCTTGTCGCCTTTGCCTTCGGCTTTGGCGGCTTTCTTGTCGGCTTTCTTGTCGGCCTTTTTCTCGGACTTCGACTTCTTGCCTTCTTTCTCGGCTTTGTCAGCCTTCACTTTCTTGCCGCCCTTTTCAGCCTTGTCGGCTTTCTTGGACTTGGCGCCCTTTTCGGCTTTCTCGCCCTTGTCTTTCGACTTGGACTTCTTGTCGCCCTTTTCAGCCTTGTCGGCTTTCTTGGACTTGGCGCCCTTTTCGGCTTTCTCGCCCTTTTCTTTCTTGGCTTTCTTGCCTTCGCCTTTTTCGGCTTTGGCTTTCTTGCCGCCCTTCTCGGACTTCGACTTCGCCGGAGCAGCTTCGCCGCCTTCCAGCTTCTCGACGACCTTGATCTGAGCCTGGGTGGCTTTCAGACCTTCCTGAGCTTGCTTCAGGGCTTTTTCGAGCGAAGCAACGGTGCCCTTGGCAGCACGTTCTTCTTTACGCAGGCGGGAGACTTCCTGCTTCTTGTTGATGGAGACGTCGTTCTTGGCCATGCCAGTAATTCCTGTTCGAATGGGGATTAGACCGCGAATTCTTATCGGGGTCGAATTGCGTTTTCAGCATACAATGAATTAGTATGCGCAAACTTGTGACGCACGAGGGCGATTACTCACCCTCGCTTGAAACGGTGCGGCCGCTCGCTTATGCAGCTAGGCAGGCTAGGCCGCGCGCCGATGGTGAGGCCGAATCAGTCGAAGTCTTCTTCGTCGTCATCGTCGTCATCGTCGTCGTCATCGTCGGAGTCGTCGTCATCGTCGTCGTCGTCGTCCGAGTCATCGTCGTCGTCATCGTCGTCCGAATCATCGTCATCATCATCCGAATCGTCGTCGTCATCATCATCGTCGTCGTCCGAGTCGTCGTCGTCATCGTCCGAATCGTCGTCGTCATCGTCGTCGTCATC